AGGCTATTGAGCCTCAGAGGGGCTTACAAGAACCTAAGTGTCTTAATACTGAAATGTCTGAACGTGTTCAGCATATTAGAGAGTGTTACGCTCGTGGGGAATTGTACAGACCGGTTTTCACTGCACATCTTAAAGATGAGGCTGTCTCAGCTAAGAAAATTAAGTCTGGTAAAACCCGTGTATTTTGTGGTGCCCCAATGGATTGGTCCATTGTTGTTCGAGAATTGTTTCTCAGTCATATTCGCCTAATTCAAAACAATAAGTTTGTTTTTGAGTGTGGCGTTGGTACTGTAGCGCAATCTTTGGAGTGGTCGCGTATTTATACATATGTGACTCAGCATGGAGCAGATCGAATGATTGCTGGTGATTACGGCAAATTTGATAAGCGTATGGAACCAAAAATGGTTATAGCTGCTTTCTCAGTGCTCATTAGATTATATCTACATACTGGTCGGGCTGATCCGACTATTGTACGTATGATGTGGTGTGTTTGTTATGATACAGCTTTTCCTTTAGTAAATTATAATGGTGACGTTGTGTGTTTTTGGGGTACAAATCCTTCAGGACATGCTATGACTGTTATCGTTAATGGTATCGTCAATTCACTTTATGTTCGAATCGTCTGGATGCACTTTTATGAAGTGCGCGATTTTCGTAAACATGTGGCATTGATGACTTATGGTGATGATAATATAATGGGTGTTTCAAAACTCATTAAATTATTTGACCATACTGTACTTCAGGAAGTTCTGGAACGATATGGTATTATTTATACTATGCCAGATAAGGAATCTGAGAGTGTACCATTTGTTAACATTTGTGAAGTTACCTTTCTTAAGAGAGGTTGGGTTTATGATCATAAAGCAATGGTGTACAGATGCCCTTTAGAAGAAGAAAGTATTCATAAGATGTTGTGTCAGGTAGTGGTTTCTACCACAATTCCTTTTGAGCAACAATGTCTTGAAATTATGAAAGCCGCTCATAATGAGTGGTGGTACTATGGAGATAGTGTTTTTGCTGAAAAGCATGCTTTACTTCTTGACGTGGCCTTAGAAAATGATTTAGCCCATTGGTCAAATGAAGAGCAAATTTTTCCTAATAGTGATATTTATTGGGAGCGGTTCTTCGAAAGTTCAAAGAACTCTATCTTTGAATTGTAGGCTTTCGTGGTATGTCTTAACCAAAACCACGATAATGTGCTAGTTACATTCTCATCCTATCTTTTACAACATTGTGTAAGGATTAGAAAAGGAGTACATTATAAATGTTCCTGGGCGTTCCCCAAAGGTCTTTTTAGATCCCAGTTTGGACAGCTGTTTAAAATACAATCTTGTTGCTGTGAGTTATAGGTTTAGCTCACATTGTATAAATAACCTACTGAAAATAATGAAAATAAAAGTGATGGTGCCCACACTGGCACCGCCGAAGTTCCTATGGAAGTTCACCCTGCTAATCCCTCAGTGGATCAGCAACAATTGCATTTTAATGATGGAGACGCTGGTTTTTCGTTGGACTTTAATGCTCCAATGTCTAACGGCTTTTCTCGATCACAAATGCCTGATATGGAAATTAAAAATTTTCTATCACGTCCAGTCAAAATTTTTACGTATGACTGGGCACAAAGTACCCAGGCGCGAGCTACGTTCGCACCTTGGGAGTTGTATCTTACCGATCCTATTATTAAAAAGAAAATTGACAATTATTATTTATTGAGAATGAATCTCAAAATTAAGGTTACGGTTTCAGCCTCGCCATTTTATTATGGTTTGGGTATGATTACTTATAATCCCTTACCCGCTTATCATAGAGGACCGGTTATACAAGTTGGTGGTACATCACACTTGGTTACATATTCTCAGAGGCCTCGAATTTTTATCGATCCGCAGACCAATAGTGCCGGAGAGATGACCTTACCCTTCTTTTATCCCGAGAATTGGCTACAAAATAATGTTGATGCCATTGCGGGTATGGGGAACATAGATTTGGATTCTATTGTTGATTTGTCGACTGCCGCCAGTACAGCTGGTGGAAATGTGACAATTAATGTATATGCTTGGGCAGAGAACTTTGAAAGTTCCGGTCCAACATTACAGTTGCAGGGTAAGACTTCTAAACTTGGTTATCGAAAGAAGTCCAAGGGGAGTCAGTCAAAAGTGCTTGATAAGATATCGCAATTTGGATCCCAAAAGGACGAGTATGGAA